ACCGCACAGAACTACGTGGATGCGTACCGCCTGACCGATGTTGATTTGCGTAACATCTACCGCACTGGGCTAGGCAACAAAATAGTCCGGATCAAGGCGGGCGATGCACTTAAGGATACGTTGCAGTTCGACAGCACCGAGGACGAGGAATTTTACACTGCGCGCCTGTCTCGGCCGGTCAAGCGGGCCGCGCGCTGGTGTATAGCGTTCGGTCGCGGGATTATCGTCATACACCACAAAGGTGAAGATCTGGCTGCGCCTCTGGGGAAGGTCGACAAAAATAAGGCGATCTTGAGCGTGTTCTCGGGCGACATGGTTGTACCTACCGGTGCAGACCTCGACCTACAGTCAGAACGCTATTTCAACCCGACCGCATACACTGTGCGCGGATACCAGATACACCATACCCGTGTTGTCGATATGAAATACGTGGAACCGCCCGAAATCGATGCGCCGGCGTATCGGTGGGGCGGAATCAGCGAGTTTGAACTGATCTATGAACAGCTGCTGGCGGACGGTATCGTTCAACGCGCCTGCCCGCGGATCCTCGATAAAGCCTCAACGCTGTTCTACCGGGTAGCCGGGTTCAAGGATGCCATGGCGACCGGCCGCGAGACTGACATGGTTAATTATTTTAGCCGCATGGAGGACCTGCGCGGCATCATGGCTTCCGGGCTGATGGACAAGGACGATGAGCTGGAAGTGGTCAACCAGGCAATTACGAACCTGTCCGATGCAGACCAGATCACGTTGCGACGGCTCGCAATGGTCACAGGGATATCCGTTACCCGCCTGATCGGCGAAGCGCCGCGCGGCATGAACTCGACCGGCGACAACGAGGCCATGATGGACCAGGACATGCTCGAAACATTGCAGTCCGAGTATTTCGAGCCGGCAATTAACGAACTGATGACCAAGTTCGGGCAGGGCCGCGCATCGTTCAAAGACAACCAGGGCGAGACGCCGACCGCCCGCATGGACTACGAAACCAAAGCGATCAAGAACGCCCTCGATCTGTACGCACTAGGAGAGGACTACGGTAGTTATCTGGACGAGAAAGGTATCACTCAGAAAGACGATTTCGGTACGATGTTCGGCGCCGATGAAACGTAAGATCACCGCCGCCAAGCCGGTAACCATCAAGTCCAGTCCGGCGCCGCGCACGCAGACACGCCAGCTGTCCGACTTCGTGTCGTACATGATGGATCAGGTAGCGCAGCGCTTCCGCAACCAGGTACTCGGCGGTCTACATAAATCAACAATCAACAAATTCGCCGACGCACAGGCGGGCAACTACGCCCGTGTGTACGCCAAGCTCGCAAACGATGTACGCAGCAAGCTGCTGAAGCAATTCGACGACAAGCGCATCGAGGAACTGGTACGCGACATACTGACGAAGGTCAACGAGCGCAACAGGGCCGAGCTGTACAGCAAAGTCGAAAAGCGGATTGGGTTGAGCACAAAGGAGCTGACCAACACCGAAGGGCTTACCGCGGACATAAATGCGCTGATACTGGAGACCAAGACCTGGGTTAAAAAGTCGCTGGACGATACGCTGGCCGAATACACCGCGAACAGTCTGCGCGCCATGACACAGGGACAATCTCTCGAGGAGGTCATGCAGCAGTTTGACGGGCTAGTCGAGAAACGCAAGAACCATGCAAAGTTCACGGCCCGCAATCAGATCCATAACTTTAATTCGATTGTCACAAAGATCAGAGCGCAGAACATCGGCGTCGAGGAAGCGATCTGGCGGACCTCCGAAGATGAACGTGTACGCCCCTGCCACCAAGCACGTAACGGCAAGATATTCAAACTGTCCGAGGGTCTGTACTCATCGTGCGACGGCCTCAGTTTGCTACCCGGGGTCGATTACCAGTGCCGGTGTGATTACGAGCTGATAATACCGGTAGACGAATAACCGCGCTATCTGCCGTACAGGTCAATTAAAGTTAATTGACACGCGCATCCGTCGGTCGTATAACGGCGGCATGCCTGACAGAATTGCCCGTTGTGTAGCCGCTCTGATCGCCGCCGGTAAGACCGACGACGAAGCGCGGGCTATCAGCACCGCACAGTTCGCGGACACATATCACGGCGTCTTTAACGATACCGCGGTCTACGATCCGAAAGAGCGGACCGCGCTCAGTGTGCGCGATGGCGTGCTGGAATACCTCGGCTCGGAGCTGAACATGCAGCCCACGGACCACCTGTTCACCGTCTATCGATCCCCCGCTACAATTGCCAACACCGCCGTGAAAATGCGCGGCTTGCCGATCACGGATGGTCATGTCGAGCTGGACATGCCGCCGCCTACAGATGGCGGGTTTGTCAGCGAGGCGGAGATGGTGGATGCTGCGGACGCAGCGACGAGCACAACGATTGCTATCCGTAATCGCCTTGCGGTCAGCGATACGCTGCTGGCGATGGTGGATGCCGGGCGCCGGGAACTGTCACTTGGGTACCACGCCGAGCTGGTGCCCCACGGTACGTATGATTTTGAACAGCGCGCACTAATTCCCCACCACCTGGCAACCGTCGACAAAGGACGTTGTGGCCCGATGTGCAGCTTTATCGATAAGAAACCGACTACTGGAGACCCGAAGCCCATGCCCACACCTGCTAAGACCAAACTACACAAGGCTTTCGTTGACGCCGAGGGCGCAATGAATCTGCAGCAGATCGTCGAGCTGGCGACTGCGCTCCCGGAAGCGATAAAATCTGTGCCGGTGGATCAGTTGACCAAGTTACTGCCCGCATTGCAGCAGATCGTTGAAGCCGCGAAGGCTGTCATGCCGGCCGAAGCCCCCGCAGAGGACCCGCCCGTGACGGACGAAGAAAAAGCTGCGATGCAAGAGCAGCAGAAAAAAGAATTCGGCGACGCGGTAACCGCCGCTACTCAGGCCTACGGCAAAGTGATCGGCAAAGCGCGGAACTTCCTGCCGGCCGACTACGAGTTTGCCGACAAGAGCGCCAACCAGATCATGCGCGATGCGATCGCCACCGATACATCGGAGACCTTCGCGGATGCTGAGCTGCCACTCGCATTCAAAATGCTGCGCAAGCCCGAGTCCCGTTACCAGGAATTCGGAGACCACAAGCCGAACGCCAAGCTGGCGGAACTCAAAAACAAAGAACTCTAAAACGAGGATCACACTATGTCATTCGGAACAGGTTACATTGCGGATCCGCAGAAAGTCGGCGGAGGTGAGCGCTACGGTGAAAACCAGGTCATTCTGACCGCCCTCGATTTCGAGGACGGACTGAAGGTCGGCCGATTCGCAAAGCTGGACACCGGCAGTATCGACAACCTCGACGGTTCGGTAAGCCCCGTGCTCGCGGGTGTCGTACTACGTAACGTCGCCAACGCGGTGGAGAGCGGCGCAACGATCGATGCTGCCCTATTCGACCAGATCGAGTACGAGCGCCAGGGCCTTGTGACCGTCGATGCGAAGTCGGGGGAAACGCCGACCTTGTTTGACCGCATCTATGTTAGCAATGCGGGCGACGCCAATGACGGTCTCGCTACCGTAACGAACACAGACGAGCCGGTGAACGCGGAATACATCGCAACCGTACAGACGAATGTCTGGCTGGTCTATATCAACCCGGCGCCCGGCGACATCGCTGCGCACACCGGCGACGCACTGGCCGCACATGCCGCGTCGGCAATCAGCCTGCTCGATGCCGCCGGCCAGACTGCTACAGTCAACCTCGAAACCGCAATCGCTGAAATTCTGCTGCGCATTCCGGCAACTGCTGCGATCGCAGACCCCGGCGACGCGGGCGCTATCCCGGTTACTCGGTCCGGCGTCTGCGCGATCACGACCGCTGCGGCTGAAACACGCACGATGGCGATCCCGGCATTTATTGGCGAGGAGATCACTCTTTGCTGCGACGTGCACGCGGTCGGCAATGCGGTGGTCACGGTTGCGAGTGCGATCAACCAGACCGGCAACACTATCATCACGCTGAATACAGCCGGCGACACGGTTGTGCTTAAAGGCGTGCAGGTCGGCGGCGTTCTGGCCTGGCGTGTCGTGGTCAACGACGGCGCAGCACTTTCCTAAACCTCGGAGCAATAGAGTTATGAAAATCGGACACCTTTACGACCTCGATGGCTTTCAGCGGTTTA